CCTCTTTAGCAGGAAGTGGTAAAAGTGCATCTTTAACATTTAGTCAAAACACATCTCAATTTGTAGCAGGATACGATAAAGTTCTTGGTGCGATTGATGTCGAACTTACAAGCACAGGAAATCTATCTGCTGAAAGTGCAATGAAGTTCTACACTTCATCAGGTTCAACTAGCTCAACCCTAAGTGAATCCATGAGACTGGATTCCTCGGGCAATCTGTTGGTGGGGACTACTAGCAGCACTTTATCAAGTAGTAATTCTGCAACTGGTATAAATTTAAAACCAAACAGTGCTTCAGCTATTGCAAGAAGTGGCGGTACTACACTTTATCTAAACAGACTTTCTTCAGATGGTGATATAGTTTCTTTCAGAAAAGATGGCACAACAGTTGGAAGTATTGGTACTTATTCAGGCAACCCTTATATAGAATCATCTAGTAACTTTAGCTTGATGTTAGCTTCGTCAGACATTCGCCCTAGAACTGTCGGAGGTACAAGTAATAATGATGGAACTATTGATTTAGGTGTATCTAGTTCAAGATTCAAAGACCTTCACCTTTCAGGAACAGCTAATGTTGGTGGTTTGAAACTTGGTGATAATGAATTTATTTTAGCAGGAACAGGAAGCGATTTAAAAATAGGACACGATGGTACAAATAATATTATCCGTAGCCAAGGTTCTCCGTTATACATTAATGCCAATAACCATATTTTTACAGGTTATTCTCCATATACAGAACATATGAGACTGGATGCCTCGGGGAATCTACTTGTTGGGACTACTTCAACAACACTATATAGTGCAACTTCAGGTGGTGGTATTTTACTAGACCCGAATGGTCCATCTACAATTGCTAGAGAATCTTCAGGAACACAACCTTGTTTAATATTAAATAATACAGGTAGTGATGGTGAAATACTGCAATTCAGAAAAGACGGCTCAACAGTTGGAAGTATTGGTTCTAATGGTGGTAACTTAACAATATCAGGTACAACCAATAAAGCAGGTCTTTACTTTAGTGGCAACAAAATTTCACCAATGTTAAGCAATACTAGAGATGATAATGAGATAGATTTGGGTGGTGCTACTTTTAGATTCAAAGACATATATGCCACCAACGGAACTATCCAAACATCAGACATAAACGAAAAACAAGACATAGAAGATTTATCAGAAGCAGAAACTAGAGTTGCAGTTGCAGCTAAAGGATTACTGAAAAAGTACAGATGGAAGTCTGCTGTAGCTGATAAAGGTGATGATGCTAGAATACATTTTGGTATAATGGCACAAGATTTACAACAGGCTTTTAGTGCTGAAGGTTTAGATGCAGGTGATTATGGTATGTTTATATCAACCACTTGGACAGACGAAACAACAGGCGAAGAGAAAACTAGGTTAGGAGTCAGGTATAATGAACTCTTAGCATTTATAATTGCAGCAATATAGGAGAAATATAACATGGCAAATACATACACTTGGGATTGCAAAACAGTAGACGTTTATCCCACATACGAAGAACATACTGACACAGTATATAACGTACATTACAGACTAAACGCTGAGAGCAGCGAGACACATGAAGTAGATGGAGTGCAAGTACCATATACTGCTAGTGTTTATGGCACACAATCATTATCACTAGAGGATATTGGTTCTGACTTTATACCTTTTGCAGACTTAACCAATGCAGTAGTTACTGGTTGGGTAGAAGGCATTATGGGTGAAGAGGAAGTAGCAAACTTAAAATCTGCTTTAGACTCTAAAATAGCTGAAGAGATTAACCCAACTACTGAAACAAAAACCATAGGAGAGTAATATGGAAGTCTTGATAGAGATAATTGTCATAACAGGCGTAATATTGTTTATAATATATAAAAAGAAACCAGAATGGATTGAGTTAATAAAATCCAAATTTAAGAAGTAAGCATTATGGCAGATACCTTTACTACCAATTTAAACCTAACCAAACCAGAAGTAGGAGCATCTACTAATACTTGGGGAGGTAAAATTAACACAGACCTAGATACTGTTGATGGTATCTTTGCAGACGCTGGTAACGGAACTAGTGTTGGTCTTAATGTTGGTAGCGGTAAAACTTTAACAGTAGCAGGAACATTAACTTCTACTGGTACAGCATCTTTTACAACTATTGATATCAATGGTGGTGCTATAGATGGATCTCCAATAGGAGCTAACTCAGCTTCTACAGGTGCATTTACTACTTTATCAACAACTGGTTTAGCTACTTTAAACAGCGCAACAATAAGCGGTACATCTACATTAACCACAGTAGATATTAATGGCGGTGCAATAGATGGTACTGCTATCGGTGCTAATTCAGCATCAACTGTTGCAGCAACCACAGTAACAGCAACAACTGTAACCGCTAGTGGTAATGTAAATACTACTGGTGGCGAGCTACAAATCGATGGTACTAACGTGCTAGAAAAGGTGTACCCAGTTGGATCTATTTATATCAATGCAACCAGTTCAACCAATCCAGCAACATTGCTTGGCTTTGGTACATGGGTAGCTTTCGGAGCTGGTAAGGTTATAGTTGGTTTAGATTCTGGTGATACAGACTTTGACACAGCAGAAGAGACTGGCGGTGCAAAAACACATACACTTTCTATTAGTGAAATACCATCACATACACATTCATTAAGCACTAGTGACAATCCAGGTGGTACTGGAGCAATAGAGGTTGCTGGTGGTGCGCCAACATCAACACAAACTACACAAGCCACAGGTGGCGGTGGGGCGCATAATAACTTACAACCATACATAGTTGCATATATGTGGAAACGTACAGTATAGGAGCTGACAATGGCCCTATACCCAATTACACCACCCGCAGGAATAATCAAAAACGGTACTGACTACGCTAATAAAGGACGTTGGGTAGATGGTGATTTAGTACGTTTTGAAAACGGTTATCTAAAACCAATAGGTGGTTGGACAAATTTTAAAGATACTGCACTCACAGGCACACCAATAGCTATGTATTCTTATAGAGCTAATAACGGTAATAAAGTATTAGTTGTTGGAACTAGAAGTAAAGTCTATGTTTTATATGACGATACATGGACTGACATAACACCAGTAGGTTTTGTAGGCGATATAGTAAATTCATCAACTGGTTATGGTACATACGATTATGGTGAAGAAGATTACGGTGACGAAAGATCAACATCTACACTAGCACTTAAAGTAGATCATTTTTCATTTGATAACTGGGGTGAGCATTTAGTCTTCTGTTGTTCTAGTGACGGTAAAATTTATCAATGGAGACCAGATGCAGGATCAGGTTCACCAGATACCATAGCTACACAAATCAGTAATTCTCCAATAGGCTGTCAAGCCATTATAGTTAGTAACGAAAGACATTTAATAGCTATAGGATCTAATAGCGATCCAAGAAAAGTATCTTGGTCAGATAGAGAAGATAACACTAACTGGACATCTACTGCTAGAAATACAGCAGGTGACTTGCAAATACCAACAGGTGGTAGAGCTTTATATGCAGTTAAATGGCAAAACGATATTATTATATTTAGTGATATTGGTATTAATAGACTCTATTATGTAGGCTCACCATTTGTATATGGTATACAAGATGCTGGTGTAAGCTGTAAAGCTATTAGCCCTAGAGCAATAGCATCATCTGGTAACTTTATATCATGGATAGGTGAGAACTCATTCTTTACATTTGATGGTAGATTAAGAGAACTTAAATCAGACGTGCATGATTTTATCTTTGATAATATACAAATAAACAGTTCAGCTAATACTTTTGGCACACACAACATAGACTTTAATGAAGTTTGGTGGTTCTTTCCAGTTGGAGATATAGACCAACAAACACCAAACAAATATGTTATTTGGAATTACTTAGATAATGTATGGTCAATAGGATCAATGGACAGAACATGTTGGGTAGACCAAGGTGTATTTGACCATCCAATATCATGTGACTCTAGTGGATTTGTTTATGAACACGATAAAAGATCACTATTTAATTCACCAGGCATAGGAACACAAGTACCATTTTGTGAAAGCGCACCTATAGAAATAGGTAATGGCGATAGAGTAGTGCAAGTTAATCAGATTATTCCAGATGAAGAAGCAGCAACATTACCAGGCATAACAGTAGGATTTAAAGGTAGGTTTACACCGCTTGGCGCAGAAACAGATTTTGGTAACTTTACTTTTGATACAGATGGTTATACCGATGCAAGGTTTAGCGCAAGACAAGTATCTATGAAAGTGACAGGATCACTAACCCAAGATTTCCAAGTTGGCAAAATAAGAGTAGACGGTAAACCAAGGGGTAGAAGATGATATCTCCAGAAAGCAAAAGCCAGTACATACAACAGGTTACTAATGCTAAATTAGATGTTGGTACTACTGGCTCATTACAAACAATATACACAGCACCAAGCGGTACTGACTTTGACTTTGCTGTTATTGAGTCTATTTTAATAGGTGATGATGGCAACCAACAAACTAATATAGATTTAGCAGTAGTATCTGGTGCAACAACCCATTATTTATTTAAAGAACACAACATAACAGCACATGCAACAGATGAAATGCTGACAAGAGACTTAGTTTTAACTGCTGGTGAAATATTAAAAATAGAAGTTAACCATGCAAACATTAATGTATTTGTTAGTCTAGTAGAGTATGCAAAAGGCGATTAAAGAAAGCTGGCAAGAGGAATGGATAAGAACTAAACCTCTTATAGCAAAAGCGGTTAAACATCAAGATGCCTATACAATTGATGACATAGAAGATAAAATAAGAGAAGGAATATTCCTACTTTGGGCTAGTAAAAACGCAGCCTTTGTAACAGAGTTTGTAGTATTTCCACAGCACACCGCAATGAATTTACTTTTTTGTGGTGGTGACTATAAAGAATTAGAGGCAATGTTGCCACACATAGAAGAGTATGCAAAGCAATGTGGAGTCAAAAGGCTCTACGGTGGTGGCAGAAAAGGATGGACAAGAAAGCTTAAACATCTTGGATTTGTAACAGAACATTTAATTAGAAAAGATTTATGAGTAAAGGAAAAACCAAAACAACTTCGCAAGCCACAATGCCAGATTGGCAGATGGACTTATTTAAAGACTATTATCAACAAGCCAAAGAAGCAGCTGATATACCATTCCAAGGTTATACTGGTGATAGAATAGCTGGGTTATCTCCAGAAGAGATGCAGATGGGTGCAGGCATACAAGACCTGTACGGCAGTGCATTTGGTGGACTTGATCCTACTGGACTGCTACAACAATTAGCCAGTCAACAAGCGCCACAGTTAAGTGATGTGCCTTCTTTATTAGATGTAGATATTGGTGCATATCAATCACCTTATGAACAACGAGTCATAGATCTAACAGAGCAAGACTTTGCTAGACGTAGAGATTTACAACAACAGCAAGCAGAAGATGTAGCAATGCGTGCGGGCGCGTTTGGTGGTTCAAGAGGAACTATATACGAGCAAGAAGCATTGAGACCTTTACAAGAACAAGAAGCTAGAACAGTTGCAGGTTTACGACAGTCAGGATTTGAGCAAGCACAAAGAGCTGCTGAGTCTGACATAGCAAGACAACAACAGATGGCTATGCTTGCACCAGAATTAGAACTCAGAGGCAGACAACAACAAGCTGGTTTACTAAGTGGTTTATTAGGCGGACAACAACAAGCACTAGGATTACTTGGTGGCTACGGTGGTTTGGCTAGAGGACTAGAGCAACAAGGTAGAGACTTTGACTTTAGCGAGTTTATGAGACAACAACAATACCCAGCATATCAATTAGGATTGCTAGGACAAGGACTTGGAATGATGCCAAAACTTATGGGCCAAAGCGGAACTACTGAAAAATTTGCGTCACCTTTAAGTGTTGGCGGCGACATATTGGGATTAGCAGCTGGAATGGCTACAGGTGGTATGTTTGGCCCACTATCAGTAGGAGGACTTGGCGGAGCTTCAAACATAGCCTCGCAGATTAACATGCCTTCATTTTTACCAGGCGCAGGAACAGGATTACCAGGGATTTAATTATGGGATTTGGAAAACCTAAAACACCTCTAACACCAGAGGAGCAAGTTGAAAGAAATAGAAGGCGTGCTATAGGATTATCTGTAGCAGCAGAGGCTTTTAAACAAGGAGATCCAGTTGGTAGGGCTATAGGTTTACAACAACAGTTTGAACAGCAAGAAGCACAAGCAGAGCAAGACAGATTGATGCAACAATTTGCCCAAGATCCAAGATATGCTGACCAAATAAAATTAATACAAGCTGGTTTAGATCCTAGAATGTTTACGCCTAAAACAACTAAAGGGCCAGCATCTTATGAAGAATATATAAGAACAGACTCAACGCCCACAGAAGCAGAATATCTTGCATTCTTACGTGATAAAGAAAAAGCCAAAGCTACTGTAATTCAGATGGGAAAAGGAGAAGAAGAATATATAAAATCATTAGCAAGACTTGGCGAATCAGATATAAAAACATCAAGAGAAATTGCAACAACAAGCAGAGAATTGTTACCAAGATTACAATCTGCACAAATATTATTACAAAACCCAAATTTTGAGACTGGCCCAATAGCTAATGTGTCTTTACCATTAAGAAGGTTGTTTAATGATATCACTGGCCAAGATCAAACAGAAGTAAGTGGACAAGAATTATTCCAGGCTCTTGCAAACTATACAGTTCCAAGAATGAGGCCGCCAGGTTCTGGTGCTACTTCTGATTTTGAAGCCAATTTATTTGCCTCATCCACCATTCAACTTGGTAATACTAAAGAAGGAAACGAGCTTACACTTGCAACCATGATTCAACAAGCGGAAAGAGAACAAGAACTGTTAAGACTTAAAGAAAAGTATTTTAGAGAAAATAAAGGCGATACAGTTGGTTTTAATGATTACTTATTTAAAAATAATTTAGTACCCCCACTCTATCAACAGATAAACTTAAATAAACAGGATATTGGCGATCTATATGATTCTGGTCAGATAAAAAATGGTGAGGCTTATGTGGACATGACTGATCCAGTGAATCCAAGATTAACTATATTTAGACTTTCAGATTTTGAATAATGGCAAAATATAAAGATAGAAAATACGTACCAAACAAATCAATACAAAAACAAGCCGAAGTTGGTGGTTTTAGAGATATCGTTAGATCTGCCATCGGTCAAGGGCTTGCTTTTGGTTTTGGTGATGAGGTTGAAGCTTTTGCTAGATCTTTGGCTAGTAATAAAGATTATGAAACTTTGGTTAAAGAAATTAGACAAGACATACAAACATTTAAAGAAGAACAACCAGCGTTAGCTTACGGATCTGAAATAGGTGGAGGTCTTCTTACTGGCGGTCTTGGTTTGGCTAAAACAGCTTTAGGAACTGGTTTGAAAAGTGGCGGATTAGGATTAGCTTATGGTACAGGAATGGCTGAAGGGGATGTTGGAGAAAGATTGAAATCTGGTGCTGCGAGTGGGGCTGCATCTGCTGTTTTAGGCCCAGTATCACAAAGGCTTTTACCCACTAAAACAAAAGAAGCCAAAGAGCTAATGGAAGAGGGAGTTGAATTGACTCCTGGTCAAGCTCTTGGAGGTCCAATGGCAAGAGGATTAAAAAGGTTTGAAGAAACAGCAACCTCAATACCTTTAATTGGAACAAGCGAAGCTCTAAAAAGAGGTAAAGAAACATTTAATATAGCTGTTTATAACAGAGCTTTAGATAAAATCGGTTATCAAATGCCTAAAGATATTAAACTAGAAGACGCTCCAAAGGTTTTTGAAAGAACTGTTTTAGATAGATTGGAGCAAACGGTTAGAGGATTAAAAGTAAAAAACATTGCTGAATTACAACAACAAATAAATGAGGTATTAATTGATAGCCCCTTAACAAAAGCAGAAATAAAAAACATAAATTCAAAATTAAATAAAATGATTTTTGAAAAAAGTAAAAGAAAAACTGTAACAGGTCAATTGACTGGTAAAGATTTACAAAAAGCAGATTCGTATTTAAACAGACAAGCAAGGAATTACTCAACAAGTACAGACGCAGCGCAAAGAGAAATGGGTGAGGTTTATTCTGATATATATAATGTTTTTTCAGATCATTTAATAAAAAATAATCCACAAACTGTTGTGAAAAATTACAAAAACGCTAAAAATGCTTATGGTGATTTGCTAACAATATCAAAAGCAGCAACAGCATCCTCCAAAGACACTACATTTACGCCAACTCAGCTTTTAAGACAATCTAGGGCGTTAGATCCAACATCGGCGAAAAGAAGAACCTTTACAGGGGAAGGAAGACTGCAAGATATAGGAAGGCTTGGAGAGGGTATAGTTGGCAGAGAAATACCAGAATCAGGAACAATACCAAGATTTATAACAGCAGGAGGAGCCTTGACTGGATTTTCCTCAATAGATCCTATAGCCGCTGCAATTTCTTCTATGACGTTAGGATCATATCAAAGCCCATTATCACAAAGAGCGTTGCTAGAATCTTTAAATATTGGATCACAGGCAGCACAAAGAACCACGCCCTTAATAACCTCCGAGCTTTTAAGCCCCCCAATAGAATAACCTCATGTCCCGCCAATCAGAAAGAGTTGGCCGATCTGGAGAATATTTAGTAGCCTCGGTGCTTTCTACCCTTTCTGATACTGTTACTGTTATGCCACATGGTTCTAAAGCCGACATCATCTTTGAGGTTGGCCACACTCTTTATAAGTGCCAGGTCAAAACACAAAAGCAAATAGAGAAAGCTAGAAGGAGTTGGAGGTTTGATCTTAGATGTGGATCTCATTCTAAGACTAGGTTTTATGATAAAGGTGATATAGATGTATATGCTTTGGTTGCGTTAAACTGTCAAAAAGTGATGTTTTTCTTTCCAGATGGTAGCAAGCAAGTAACTGTTCAAGACAAAGATATCCAAGCGATTGACTCGCTGAAAAATGTAGAAAACTTATTTAAAGAGCTTCAATGTCAACAGACACAGTAGGATCTTTATAATGTGTTACAGAGTTCATACCTAAAGATATTAGATACTCAGCCACATCATGTGGTTCTTTCTGTTCAGCCTGGCAAAAATCTATAAATTTTTTTGCAAGGTATTTGTTTATATAGATAGGTTTTCTACCGTTTCTTTCTTCATATATTGGATCATTAAATTCATCAAAATTCATAATCTTCTCAGTTATTTATTGTTACCTCTACAGAGTAAGCCCCAATATTATTACCCTCATTATCTACTCCGTAGACCATTTCCAACTCAAGATCAACAAAGTGTTTTGCTTTTAGCAAATCTTTTATTCTATCTTTTCTGTCGCCTTTGCTTCTAGTTATATACTTCAAGCAACTGCCTAAGTTATAGGATAGCTTGTTTGCATAAATATAATCAATTGGTTGTATTCTTAGTTTGTTATAATGTTCGCCACCTACCTGGTTATTGGTTGCAAGTCTATCTATAGATTGATCCCATTCTTCTGGTGTTATTTTGTCTATACTCATAATATTTCCTTTTTTATATTTTATACTTGTTTCTTCGTAGAAGAGAGTATATCATAATGCAACTGAACACAAAAAGGAATAAAAAATGAGTAATAGTGAAAAAAAGTTTATTGATACCAAGCAACTAGCTAAACGCTGGATGCGGTCTCCAAGGACTATTGAGAACTGGAGAAACAAAAAAATGGGACCAAACTATCTAAAACTAGCTGGTAAAGTTGTTTACGATATGGAGGAGATTCTAAAGGAAGAAGAGAAAGCAAAGGTATCAAATGAAGCACGCTTTACTTAGCCCATCTTCTGCTGATAAATGGACTAATTGTCCAGGCATGCCAAAGTTAGCTGCGAAAGTTGACTACCAGGTTGGCGTACCTGCGGCAGTAGGAACATTAATACACTCTATGACAGAGCAGCTGTTGAAGGGTTACATAGTAGATGTTAGTTTAGAAGACTATTGGTTAGGTAAAAAAGAATTAGTTGAGGATTTTGAAATAGAAGTAGATCAAGACATGATAGATTGCGCGAAAGTCTACGTTAATTATGTTCAAAATCGTACAAAAGAAATTGACGGGAGACTGCTTGTTGAACAAAAGGTTAGGCTGGAAGAGATTTCAGACAATCTATACGGTTATGCTGACGCGCTAATCGTAACCCCTAAGAGAATGTGCGTTATCGACCTTAAAACTGGTAAGTTTCCTGTCAGCCCAGACAACAACAAACAAGCAATGATATATGCCCTAGGCGCATTATCAAGATATGGTAGTGAAGACACAGAAATTGAGATTACTATCGTACAACCTAGAGCTACATGGGGCGGCGGCCCTATAAAAACATGGGTTACAACTGCTGAATATTTAGTAGATTGGGCCTACGATTTCTTACAGCCCGCTGTTAATGCGTGCGAAGAAGAAAATCCTGTATATGTATACGGGGATCACTGTCGCTGGTGCAACGCGAGAAGCATTTGCGATTTATATAAACAAAATAACAAGGAAAAAAAATGAGCAATAACGAAGAAGTAAAAACCTTTAGCTTTGAAGAGGGTGGACAAGAATATAATCTTGACGATCTTAATGATGAGCAAGGTTTGTTGTATAACAAATTAGCAGTACTAGAAAAACAAAAAAATGAATTTGTTGGTAATGCTAATTTTGAAGTAGAGAAGCTTGACATATTAAGAGCTGAGTACTCAAGAAGACTAAAAGAGTCATTAGAAAACGAATCAGTAATTGAGGTGGCAGAATGAGTCTAGCTGATATACGAAAAAAATCTAAGCAGAAACCACCACGAATTATCGTACATGGTGGACCAGCTGTTGGTAAAACATTCTTAGCTTCACAAACTAAAAACCCTATCTTATTAGATGTCGAAGATGGTTTAGGTAAAATAGAAATGGACAACATTCGTTGTAAGACTTACCAAGACGTAATGGAAAATCTAAACGAGCTAGCCACCGAGGAACATGACTATAAAACAGTATGTATTGATTCTCTTGATTGGTTAGAGAATTTATTATGGGAAAAGGCTTGCCAGGACAACGGTTGGAAATCAATAGATCAACCAAGTTTCGGAAAGGGCTATACCGAAACGCTTAACTACTGGCGCAAGTACATTGACGCTCTTAATGTATTAAGAGAAAAAGGTATGATGATATTCCAGATATGCCACAGTGAAGTTAGAAAAGTAGAAGATCCTAGAATAGAGCCTTATGATAGGTACTCACTTAAATTGCATAGAAAAGCTGCGGCATTGTTGTTAGAACACTCAGACGCATGTTTCTTTGCAGCAAAAAAACTTGGCACTGTTAAGGTGCAAGGTAAAAGCGGCGGTATGACTACTAAAACTGTCAGCGGTGACAGAATTGTATACACCAATGAAGAGCCAGCTTTTTTAGCTAAAAACAGATACAACCTTCCAGATGAAATACCAATGGATTGGGAAACTATTAGAAAGGAGATGTTGAAATGAACGAAATAATTTTAAAAGAATACAACGAGTTTGATACTGGTGAAGATCCACAATACACAGATGGTTATTGTAACTACTGCGGATCTAAAGAGGATGACTGCGTTGAATATAAATGTTGGATATAACAGAGGAGAAAAATAATGGACTTAAGTAAATATAATAATGTAAACCTAGAAACTGACGGCAAGGTTAGTTTAGAACCAAAAAGATACGTCTTGCACTATTACGGTGAAAAAGAAGGCTTGATAAGTAAGACCAACCCTAACTGGGAAGGTTATAGTATTAAGTTTGAAGTAGCTGATACTGGTCAAACTGTAGATGCTATGTTTCACATGCAGCATCAAAAAGAAAGCGTTGTAACAAACAGCTTAAAATCTTTGTTAGCTATGTGTAAAGCAATGGGCTTGCAAGAACTTCCAGATGACACTCAATCTGCTTTTATGGGTAAAAGTGTCACAGCTCTTATTAAACAAAAGCAAGACAGCATCTATTTTGAAGTTGACCATGAGTGGGGAGAAACATGGAAACCCGCTAATGAAAAGAAAAAAACGGTAAGCGAAAAACCGATTGAAGCATCACCATCGGCTGCTGATCTTGAAAAAATGGGATCAACAACGGTAGACGATGACGAAGACGCGCCGTTTTAGCCTCAAGGAAGATAGGCCCACGCTTTGTGGATATTGTAAATCCCCAGCTGGGCCATTTTTGTACGAAGATAACAACAACTGGATTGGAGCATGCTGTATGGCTCATTTAGACAAAATTAAAGAAGGCAAACGCCTTCCAAATAAGGCGCAACTTAATGACATTGGTACCGAGTACGCTATAGCATCCACCAAAGACTTATATAAAAAATTATTAATTGCTAACAAAGAAAATCCATTACACAAATGGAAACGTGAAGATAGAAAAAAAGTATTTGTTTCAATTATTAGAGAATATCTAAACTGGGCTAACGCCAGAGCCAAAGAAGATGATGAGAGAGCTTTAAATGGATCTAAAAAAATACTGCAACGATAGAAACATATTATTTGAAACAAAAAACAAAGAAACAAAAACAATAAATGATTTAATGAATGAGATGCAGGCGCAAGGCTTGCAGGTAAATCATTTACAAGCGTCTGGAGAAATAGTCAGAGTACCCACAGCGTTACCAGGAATGAAGCCAGACTTAGGTGGCGCTAGATCAGGCTGGTATGTAGTCAATACATTCAATGGCCATCACTTTGCCACTTATGGTAATTGGAAGACTGGTTTTGAGGGTAAGTGGAGTTCTGTTAGTTCCTCTACATTAAGCCAGGTTGATAGAGAAGCCTTACAGAAAAAAATGGAGCAGGCTGCGAAAGAAGAGAGTATTAAGCGGAAGGCTAGGCAGGATGAGGTGGCTATAGAGATAAGGGAAAAATTTGATAAATGTCAAAATGTTATTGAACATGAATATCTCACGAATAAAAAGGTTAAAAACTATGGGTTGAAACAATCGTACGATAGCTTGATTGTTCCCGTGTATTCTACTACAGGTCAGATAAGATCTATACAGTATATCGATAAAAAAGGTAACAAAAAGTTTGCTTCATCGTCAGAAATTAAAGGTAATGTATTTTTAATTGGAACTACATTCAATGAACTAGCAAGTTGTGAAAAGTTGATAGTAGCTGAAGGTTACTCAACATCCGCAACAATATATGAAGCTACCCAAATTCCCGTGGCTTGCGTTTTTAGTGCCAATTTTACATTGGATGCAGTCTCTAAATTTCGCAGGTTAACGGGTGCTAGAATTATTTTGGCTTTGGACCATGATGACAATGGAGTGGGCGAAAAGAAAGCCCAGGAATGTGCAACTGCAATACCCAACGTGGCCGTGCGTCTGCCCAGCGAACGTGGTGATTACAATGATTTATATCTAAGGCATGGTTTAGATAAAGTTAAAGCTGAACTCATGGACCACAAGTTAGGCATACAAAAATACGCGATCAGAAACCTAGTCGGTAAGCCAGAACCACAAAAATTTTTAGTGGATGGATTAATACCAATGGGTAAACCTGGACTGTTAGCAGCGTCAGGTGGCGTTGGAAAGTCTTTGAGTGTAATTCAACTGGCATTAAGAATAGCTTGCGGTGGTGGCCGTTGGTGGGGTAAAGATGTTAAGGAACATGGAAACGTAATTTTGTTTTCAGCTGAAGATGATATACCAGAGATCCACAGAAGATTAGATCTATTAGATCCAAACGGCAACAGGTTTAAAAGTGAATATGATGTTTATATTTTTCCAGTTCCAGAGCAAAAAGAACCAATGATATTGTTAAAGGAAGAGGGCGTCACTCAGCTTGCACAAGATTTGGTTGAGGAGCTGCAAGTTATACCAGATTTAAAGTTGGTTTGTTTTGATCCGCTCCAGGCATTCACTACTGGTAACGTATCAAGCAGTAACGAGGCGGGACAGCTTTGGGGATCTTACTGTGCAAACATCAGCGCAAGGTTAAACTGTTGCACGCTAACTATTCACCACTTAAATAAACAAGGCTTGACTGTGGACTCAGATGATTCAATGGTTCAGAGAACCAGCGTGCGCGGCGCATCGTCACTCGTGGACTCAATAAGATTTGTTCTTGTAATGGCACTGGCAAGTGTTGAGGATTGTGAAAGGATTTGTGAAGAGCAACATGTGCCTTACGATAGAATGGCGGTGGTTAGAGGCGCGCTAGTAAAATCCAACAGCGGAGGCGTAGACTATTCCTCTAAAACATTATTCAGACGCAACGGTGTGTTAGAGCCATTAAATGAACCGCTAGATACCAGTAATTTATATGACAATTTTTAATAACCATAGGGAGTGTTAGGGACATACCTTGAGTAAGTTAGGGACATACCTTGAGTAAGTTAGGGACATAACTCTAGTAGAACACTCCCATATATCCGTATAATAAAATTATACATAGAGAAAGCGAACCCCTTGAGGGGGTTCAGCTTTCAAGAGAGAGGAAATATGTACAAAAGATTTAAACCTGTAAGCAAAGATCACTGGTGGATCACGGCACACACGAGCGAGCGGGAGCGCGCGGGAGTGTTTGTCCCGTTAGAGCTAGCAAGACGCGAGGGTGATTTTGTAAGAGCCAGGGGAGTGGTTTGGGATTGGTACAGGCGTGAGTGCGGGAGAACGGATTTGTCAGTAAGTGCCAAATTGATTCTCTGGTCCGTGTGCGAGCGGTGGAGATATGAAACCTGGAGCAGCCATGATGCGATTAGTTATTATGCAAAGATGACTGGTGTTAATAGGAAAACATCTGGGCGAGCTATGACTGAGCTGATAGACAAAGAGGTGGTCTGGTGTGTGTTAGAGGGTGAGCAGAAGCGATTAAGGAAGTCGCAGCCTGGTGGTAAGAAGCATTTTTTATTAGTGGGGTTAGTGGATCTTCTGTAGGTGAACGCACACGGAAGGTTGTTGAGGAGGGGGAGTATCCCGTGCGCGCTCGTGGATGGATTAATCTAAAAGATCAACCCGTCTTATCTTTGTTCTTACCTGTTTCTTTTTTCTTTTTACGTTTACCAAATATTCTATCAAATTCTGACTCGTATTTCTTACGGTCTGGTATTGGTCTTGGTCTGCTGCCCTTGCCCGCCATTAGTTACTCCTCGTTAATTAAGTGATTATATCTTTTATCTTTTTTAAAAGCTGTATAAAGCTTAGATCTATCGTCTTTAGATACTATTTTTAATAGCTTCTCTGGTGTCAAGCCGTTGTTCCAACCAGAAATGTTTTTCAAGCCGTACTTTTCTCTCATTTGTCTCATTATCTCTTCTGTGTTCATTCTAAAGCCTTGTAACGCCATGTTTGTCTACATAGGCTATGTTGTCCTTGTCTGTGTCTTTAAGCAACCACGCGCCTTCTGTGTTCGTTTTAGAGGCTTTCTTTGAAATGTAGGTATTACTTCCTGTAATTCCATTGTCTACCATGTGCGCTCTGTATTTTGCGTATGCCTGGTCAAATGTCATAGTCTTGCCTTAAATAGTTGAATTAGTAAATCTAATTGTTTATTGGTTAAATGTCTTAAATGCTGCGGGATCTTGCGCCTGTCAATCTTCATGTACTGGTCCTAGTTCTTTAAGAAATGATTAATTAAATATGAACCGTGCCAAGCTTTACGCCTGGCTGGTTTTCTGAATAGTTTTTTTAATAAGTTCATTACACTACCTCCCAAATAATTTTAGCACCCACAACACCAGCATACTTGCCACCTTCCATTGTGACATCGTAGCCGTCTTCATAGGTGTAGTAGACTCTGTTTCTACCATAGGCATCCCAACCAGTAATAGTAACAGTTTCATCCCTGAATGTTTTTACCTTATCACCAATGTTTATTGGCGCACCCGTTTTTTCATCAACCAACTTAGTTACTGTCGTCATTATTTCCTCCTTATTTAACAACCTCATTACCCTATAATTATAACATTATATATGCACATGTCTACTCTTTTACACTATTAATTCAAGTTTTCTTATGGTGTCCTGGGCTTCTTTGTGTAAGATCCCAATACCACCAGCTTGTATCCAGGCGTTGATGTTGTCCGCTCTATCATCAATTAATATGTGATCCTCCCTGGCATAAGCTGCTTTATGTTTGCCTTTGATGGTGCATGTTACAAGTACTCCTGGATCAATATGTTTACCAATCCAAAAGTTCTTATCAGCTGCAACTCTTTTTCTATTGACATCACCTGTTGCTGTTAGGATCTCCCAGTACAGGCCAGTATCCTTGATGTATTTAATTAGAGCTGGAGTACCTGGTAACACTGGTAACTCTAAAAACAAACCTTTATCACTTAGTTCCTTTTTTCTAAAGTCATACATGTTTGGATCTAAAGGGCCGTTTAAAAACTTTGGCCCTTCTACTCCTTTGATAAAGTCAGCTAGTACTCCGTCCATATCAACAAATATCTTCATGCAATTCCCTCCACATATCTGGTCATTTTATCTTTTGGTATTTCCTTGTGTATCCAGTCAATAACCATTGGATCTTCTTTGACCTCTTTGTAAGTATTCATAAACATGTAAGCGTCACAGTCTTCCTCTAGGTAAACTTTGTTACCCATTTGATAGCTGAACGGGCTGATCTTGTTGGCTATGCCTAGATCTTCTAGTTCTTTGTGTTTGACAACCAGGTATCCATGGCTGCCTGTTATGTAGAATTTATATTCCATTATTTATCCTCCTTGTTTTTTAACGCTTCAAGTATCATTTCAAGCTTCTCAAGATCATCATCAAAGACCTGGCCTTTTTGAAACTTGATGTTTTCAATTGTCATTTCAAGTCTATCTATTGCAAAAAATAATGTATATCCTCCAATTGGTTTCATAACCTATCCTCCTATGTTGTTTTTAACCAGGCACTTACCATAGACATGGTTGGCGTAGTTAGTTAGTTTATTTGTTATCTCTTCTTGTTCAGCATCTCTCTTGGCTATCTCTTCATCATCCATCATTGTTGTATTGACAATCTGAACATCAACCATTTTTCTTACATGGTGTATTGTTTTCATTTCACATATCTTTGCTCTTTGAGCATCAGTCAACTTGGCAATATCAACAATCTCCTGGAACTCAGCAAGCCATTCTTTGCTATCCCAGACAGGATCTAGCGTGTAAGTCTTGATATGTCCATCCTCGTTCTCGTAAAGAACTTTGATACCAGCATAAGTGCTTTTCTTAACAGCGCACCACTTATCAGTCTTGGGATTTAGAGTTTGGTAACAAAGCCTGTCACCTCTCTTGGTTGTCTCAATCCAATATTTTCTCTTGGTCTTGAGTTTGTATCCCCAGGGATAATTGTCAACTGTAACAGCGTTGTCAGCTGCATCCTTGTTATAAATAATAGTCATTATTTCCTCCTTTTAAATTAACAACCACATTTATATATTACACTATACTACTCTATTGTCAACACCTATACACTAATTAATAGTAATAAATAGCTAACAATCTTGTATTTAAGCTATAATTAATCGGATTATGATTGAGAAAATGCCAAAAAAACGAGGAAGAAAACCTATAGTCATTGACTATGATCGTGTTGAATATCTAGCGTCTCTTAATATGGGAATTATGGATATTTGTAGGAGTTTAGGGATAGGCTGGGACACATTTAATAAACATAGAAACAAAAAAAATTCGGAATTAAAGGAGAGATTGGACGCTGGCAAGGCGAAGGGACTTCAGCTCGCAACCTCAAAGCTCATGGAGAAGATCCAGGACGGCGACTTCAACAGCATCCAGCTCTACCTCAAATCAGCAGACCGCGATACCTGGGCAGACAAGCAGACGGTAGAACATAATCTCAACCTGGGCGACGTACTCACGCAAGCTCGGGCGCGCGTGATTGACCACAAGCCAAGCAGCGCGGGAACTAAAAAGCTTTCGTCAGAGCGGGCGAGCGTGGACGTGAGCGTGAATGAATAACGGGGTTAGATACAAGCATAGTTTTTTAAGCTTCATTTTTTAACCATGCGACTCTCTCAAGAAAATCAGTATTTAGCCCCCCCCCTTTTTTCTATTGCGGGTGATTCTTATACAGAACTAATGAACTAAAATTTTTTTTAATATGAAATATGGAATAAAACAAGAGCGCGAGTTGATGACCGAACTATGGTCAGGACCAATCAAAGACAACCCAGTAAACTTTGTTAAGTATGTATTCCCATGGGGACAGAAAGACACCCCCCTTGAAGAGTTTAAAGGACCAAGGAAGTGGCAAGAAAAAATTTTACGAGAAATGGCAATACACATTGAGCGTAACAATGTATTAGACTTACCAGAGATGTTTAGACTTGCTGTAGCCTCTGGTCGTGGTATTGGTAAATCTGCACTAGTTGCATGGATCATTCTATGGATGTTATCTACCAGGCTTGGTTCAACCATTATTGTTACCGCTAACACCGAACAACAGCTTAGATCAAGAACCTGGGCGGAGTTAGGTAAGTGGCTAACGCTATCAATAAATTCACATTGGTTTCATAAAACAGCAACAACCATAAAACCAGCACCTTGGTTTGAAGAGGCATTAATTAACGATCTTAAAATAGATACTGGTTATTACTACGCCCAGGCACAATTATGGAGCGAGGAAAACCCAGACGCGTTCGCGGGTATTCACTCTTCTTATGGTGTTTGCTTAATTATGGACGAGGCATCTGGTATCCCAGCTCCTATCTATTCTGTATCAGAAGGATTCTTCTCCGAGCCAACGCGTAATAGATACTGGTTTACTTTTTCCAACCCACGCCGAAACACAGGGCCATTCTACGACAGCTTTAACTCTAAACAATCCTTCTGGAAGAACGTGCAAATAGACTCACGCACGGTTGAAGGCACAGACCAAAAGCTTTTCCAAAGCATGATTGAGCAGTACGGCGAAGATTCCACCGTCGCGCGCGTGGAGGTGATGGGTGAGTTTCCATCTGCGGATGATGATACCGTAATACCAATGAGTTTAGTTAAAGCTGCGATTGATAGGGATGTATCACTTACAGCTAACGCACCGATTATATGGGGATTGGATGTCGCAAGATTCGGCGGTGATAACTCCGCGCTATGTATTAGACAAGGTAACCATGTAATGAGTATTAAGTCATTTAAGTCTATGGATCTGATGCAGTTATGCGGTGTGATAAAAAATATGTACGACGAATGCACCAATATAGAGCAACCGCAAGAAATACTAGTAGATGTAATCGGACTAGGCGCGGGCGTGGTCGACAGACTCGCCGAGCAGAACTTGCCCGTGCGCGGAGTCAATGTCGCAGAAGCACCCGCCACGAAAAAAAATTATTTAAACCTACGCGCGGAATTATGGTTTGCGATCAAAGACTGGTTAACGCAACGTGATTGCAGACTACCACAAGACGATGAACTCGTTGCAGAACTTGCTGCACCCCTTTATAAATATACGTCTACTGGCAAAATAAAAATAGAATCAAAAGATGAAATGCGTAAGCGTGGAATTAAATCACCCGACAAAGCAGATGCACTTGCATTGACCATGGCATCCTCCGCTGCAAGTTTTGGTGGAAGCGTTAACTTTTTAGGTTATAATTTCAAGAAACCACTAAAATCTAGGATAATCAGAATAGGGTAATTTATGGCAAAACAATACAAAGAAGAAATGTCCGTAAAGGTGTCAGAAGAAACCAACATGGAAAATCTTGTCGGCGTTATTAAATCCGAAATGGATGACGCTAGTGATTTCATACACCAGGTCGGTTCGGACAGAGCCGAGTCAACAGAATATTATTTAGGCAACGAGCCAGAAGGAACTAGCTCGCTACAGTCAGAGTTTATATCTACTGATGTTAGAGAAAGCATATTGTTTATGTTGCCGTCTATCATGCGTACATTCTTTGGTACTAAGAAAGTTGTAGAATTTGTACCTAAAGGTCCAGAGGATATCCAACTTGCTGAACAGCAAACCGATTATATTAATTATATTATCCAACAAAAAAATAATGGTTTCCAAGTTTTATACGATGCGTTTAAAGATGCGCTCGTTAGAAAGACTGGTTTTGTCAAAGTGTTTTGGGATGATACAGTCAAAGCTACCACGCACGAATACACAGGTTTAGATCCACAATCCTACCAAGCGCTTATCATAGACAAAGATGTAGAAATTGTAGAAGAGTCTTCTGTTACCGAAAGTATTACTACCCTTGATCCTGTTAGTGGCGAGGAGATAACCCAAGAAATACCAACAAGCTATGATCTTACTATTAGAAGACTCAAGCAAAAAAACCAAGTGTGTATTGAAGCGATACCACCAGAGGAAGTATTAATATCAAGACACGCACGCGATCTTGAATCAGCATCTTACGTTGCACACAGAATGATTAAGTCGGTTTCTGATTTGGTGGCAATGGGCTACGACCAAGAGGAAGTAGAACAACATGCTGGCTACGGCGGAAGCGCGGTAGATCCAGAGGCTTTTGAAGAGATAGAAGCAAGAAACCCATTTGATAACATGGTATACCCAGACAGAAACGATGCTGGCGGAAAAGATGTTTTATATGTAGAGCATTACTTGTTCTATGATTTTGATGGTGACGGTATAGACGAACGCGTTAGAGTTTGTAGTATCGGCAACGGCTTACATGTTGTAAATGTAGAACCATGGGATGAACTACCAATATGTATGTTCTGTCCTGATCCAGAACCGCACACAGCTATAGGTTCATGTCCAGCTGATTATCTAAAACCTATACAAGCTGCTAAGTCACAAATTATGCGTGACACTTTAGACTCACTAGGTCATTCAATCTTCCCACGCATGGGTATTGTTGAAGGACAAGTTAATATTGATGATGTATTAAACACCGACATAGGGCAACCTATTAGGATGCGTGCGCCAGGAATGGTACAACCATTTGCCGTGCCGTTTGTGGGTAAAGAAGCGTTCCCAGTATTAGGATATTTAGACGAAGCCAAAGAAAATAGAACTGGCGTATCTAAAGCATCAGCTGGCCTCAACGCAGACGCTCTACAATCTAGCACCTCGCAAGCTGTTTCGGCTACTATGAGTGGCGCACAAGGAAGAGTAGAGCTGATATGCAGACATTTTGCAGAAGGTGGCCTCAAAGATATCTTCAAAACGGTTAATAACTTGGTTATCAAGCACCAAAACGCGCAAGATGTGTATAGATTAAACAACAAATTCGTACCAGTAGATCCAAGATACTGGGATAATGACAAAGATATTATTGTAAATGTAGCGATATCTAAGTCTTCAGATCAAGAAAAGTTCTCAGTTCTACAAAATGTAGCGCAAAAACAAGAACAAATCATGCAATTGCTAGGACCACAGAATCCATTGGTATCAATGCAACAATACGCTAATACATTGACCAAAATGATAGAAATGGCTGGGTTTAAAGACTCATCATCCTTCATAAATCCAGAAGTTCCACCAATGCCACCGCAACAACCAGAAGAACAGAAGCCAGATGCAGCTGAAATGCTTGCACAGGCCGAAGCAATGAAGGCACAAGTTAGCGCACAGAAGGCAATGATCGACGCTGAAACAGACAGAATGAAGATTATCATGGACGATGACAGACAAAGAGACATAGAAGAAGCACAGCTTAAAGTTAAGGTTGTAGAGATGCAAGCTAAGTACGGCGCACAGGTTAATGTCGCAGAGATCAATGCAATAATGGAAAGAGACAGAGAAGGAATAAGACAAAATGCAAAAGCTCAAGCTCAAGGATTATTTACAGGCAATGTCCCACCACAAAATATTTGATATTGAAGTGATTGTTGACGATATGGTTTATGTTGGTAAAGAAATTAAAGCAAGAAATAGAAATCACGCTATGCAGATAATGTCTTTAATGTCTGGTGGTGAAGTGACAGAAGATTCTGAAATAATATATTATGAAGAAAGGACGATACACTAATGAAAAAATATTTTAATAAATTTTGGACTTGGCTAGACAATCTAATGAAGCCAGCTCCTGTAATTAAAAAAAGAGGCAGACCTAGAAAGAAAAAGTAATGGATAAGTTGAATCAAATTTTGCAGGCAGGAGTAACCACTCCTTATTCCAAGCCACTAAGCCCACCAAATCGTACAGGTATTGCAGCTCCATTATCCCCAATGGATCTTGAAAAGATAAAAAGACAACAATATTCTCCAGATCCAGTCATAGCCAACTTACAAAAATTAGGTAGAGGCATGAAAGATTTTATTGTTCCAGATACCCCGATAGAAGCGCTTGGCATTTTAGGCGCTCCAGCCAAAGCAGCAGCAACAGTTGGCTCTGGTTTACTAAAATCTGTTCCAGGTAAAAAACAATACTTATACACTCCAGATATTCCTAAAAGCCAGGAGATAGATTTTATAACATCCACCCAGGCTGCAATAAAAAGCCCAGAAGATTTATACAACACAAGCACTAAATTAAACCCAGGGTTTCAGGCAGAAGTTAAGTCTATAGCTGACAACCTTGGATTAGAAAAAGCACCTAAATTTAAAATGTCCGGTGGTAAAACCATTGATGTTGAGGTTAAGTCTTTGGAAAGCATCCAGGACAAAGCTTTAAGAAAACAGGGAAACGTACAAAAGATAACAGATGGAATAAGAACCAGGATCTATGTTAATAAGCCTGCTGACTCAGACAAAGTCGTTGCACAATTAAATAAAAAATATGATGTTATAGACGAGGGCGAAAAACTTATCAAAAACACTGGATTTCAATCCAGGGGCGTAAAAATTAAATACGTTGACGATGCTGGTGACTCAGTTATAGCAGAGGTTCAACTCATATCAAAACCAATGGCGGAGGCTGCTGATAAAACTCATAAATATTACACAATACAAAGATCTTTAAGGGAAAAAGCCCTATCTCAAGGCAAAGAGGTTTCAGAAGATTTAATTAAAAAAGAAACAGAGCTATTTAATATACAAAGAAAAATATACGATGAAGCTCGTAAAAAGATAGATCCATCTTTTAAAAAAAGAATTGTTACCATAAAATAATTAAGTTGGTAATTTAGGAAGTTTTTTGCCTATACCACCAAATCTTTTATCAAACTCTCCTTTGTTTAATATTTCCCCATCATCAAAGAAATCTCCAATTTGTAAGGCGTTAGCGGTTTCCCAGTTGTTATCTTTTATAAAATAACCAAAGTAAGTTTTTCTGCCTGTAGGCATTAAAACCGCTGGGCTGTTCTCCCATTCAAAATAAAATGTTTTGTTCTCCATCCGATTATTATACAATAAGTTATGGCATTAACATATAGAGGCGAAAAATTCGCGGGTTATAACAAACCTAAACGTACACCTGGCCATAAAACAAAGTCACACGCTGTTCTAGCAAAGTCAGGAGACAGGATTAAATTAATTCGCTTTGGTCAACAAGGTGTTAGTGGCGCTGGTAAAAACCCTATGACTGCCAAGGGCAAAGCTAGAAGAAAATCATTTAAAGCGAGACACGCTAAGAATATCGCAAAGGGTAAGTTGTCAGCAGCTTACTGGGCTAACAAAGTAAAATGGTAAGGAGATAAGTATGCCAAAAGGACTATACGCAAACATACATGCAAAAAGAAAAAGAATCAAAGCTGGTTCTAATGAGAAAATGAGAAAGCCTGGAACTAAAGGCGCACCTAAAGCTAGTGCTTTTAAGAAAGCAAAAAGAACAGCTAAAAAGAAGTGAAGTTTATAAGTTATCTTATAGACAAATTTTTAGAACGGTCATTCCAAAAAACAGAAGACAGATTAACAAAATCTAAATGAACGACATTGTTACCTTAATAACCGAGTTAGGTTTTCCTGTAGCTGCGGCTATAGGTTTAGGTATGTTCGTATGGAAACTGATTAACAGAATTATAGATGGTATGGAAACTAAATTAGATACCGTAGATGATAAGGTTAATACATCACTCACAGCTATGGAAGATAGACTAGGAACAAAACTAGACACACAACATGGTATTCTTGTAGCATTGATAGATAGAGTCAGGTCGTTAGATAACGAGATTATCAGACAAGACACAATGATTAAAACCATGTTAGGTGTACCACAATTAATAGACACTAACAAAATAGGTAAAGCAAAAAGAAATGACAAAAGGAAAGATTAGTTTATTGGTATTATGTTTATCTGTATCAGCAGATGAAATGGTACATAAATTTAAGTCACCGTCATTCTCTGGTATTGGTACATCTGCACACTATTTGACTATAGAAAACCAAATGCACACTAGAAAGATGACTCTAAAAGCAGAGATCAAAGCATTACAAGACGAGATAGAAAGAGATAAAGAAAATACTACACTAGCTAGGTTTATTAGAAACTTGGAAAGCAGAATCTATGCACAGCTATCAAGACAGCTAGTAGAAAACTTATTTGGTGAAACTGCAAGCACCAGTGGTATTTTAGAGTTAGAAGGTAACACTATAGAGTATAATGTTGTTGACGGTATAATAACTTTAACAATAACGGATTCTAATGGTGATACAACGACTATATCTTTACCTGTTGGCAACTTTACTTTCTAGTTGCGCGATAATAATAGATCCGTTAGAAAACAATCTACCACCACTACAAAAAATAGAAAAGCCAGAGATAGGATCATTATTAGTTCCAGAACTTGCTAACATAAAAACAAACAACAAAACAAAACCAGTAGTAGCAATTTATGCTGGTTCGTTCACAGACCAAACTGGTCAACGTAGAAGTAATAGTACGTACGCAACTTTTAGTTCTGCTGTAACACAAGCCCCAGATGCTTATTTAATAAGAGCGTTGAAACATGCTGGTAGCAATAATGATGGTTTTTTTGAAGTGGTAGAGCGTGTAGGTTTAGACCATGTAACTAAAGAAAGACAAATCATAAGAAGTACCAGGCAAGAGTTTAAAAAAGATACCAAATTACAACCACTTATGTTCGCGGGTTTAATAATGCAAGGTGGCGTGATATCATACGAAAGTAACGTAAAGAGTGGAGGTGCTGGAGCTAGATACCTTGGAATAGGAATGTCTAGGCAGTACAAACAAGATACAGTTACCATCTCCT